TATACCATGATGCACCTAAGTGCGCCGGCGGGTTATCATCATAATCGCCAACGCCTTCAGACCATGACTCTGAAACAGGATATGCATAAACTGTATAATCATTAGGTAAAGTATCAGCACTTGCTGCACGTACGTTGATATATGCAGATGCGGAAGTAGCGCCATTACCAATAGGAGGAATTTCGCCGGCGGCTATCGAAGCTTTTAATGCAGTAATTTGAGAGTCAAAGTCTAATATAATTCTAGAGTTATATGTTTGACCTAAACGTTCTCCTAAAAACAACGAACCACTGACATCTTTATTTAACTCTAATATCGGATCACCGCCAGAATTACGATCAGGATGCCGTTCGTACAATGTTGTATCTCGTTCTGCAAAATATAATCGATACATTATTAAACTCCTACAACTCTACCTTTAATATCCGTGGCGGGATACTTTACTTCAAAAATACATGGATCCAAGCTTGGATATACTATTTGATGTTTAGTAGCCGTCTTAATATCGTATACATTACCACTATATCCGGCGTTACGATCATACTTATTTATAATTTCTAAACTAGGAATACTTTGTACACCTTCTAATTTATCTAGATCAGATATAAGGCTATTGATATTTATCGATCCATTAATCTGCATTCTATTATTACTTAATAACGTACGTAATCTATTAACACATCGTAATAATACTTCATTACTACTAACATTAGGCCTAGGTATTACTTCAAACTCTACGCCGATATTAACAATATATGCAGTTTTTATGTTTACCGCATCTGTCAATAGTCTATAATTAGATAAATACGTACGTAAATTTTCTTTAATTACTTCGTTCAGCGCAACAAAGCTGCCATTTGCATCATATCCTAATGTATATAAATTTAACGCTAAAGGATTGCTGATAACATCTTGCGGATATTCTTTATCTAAAGTATCTATTTGTGTATCGCCTACTATATAAGCTTTTGCTACAGATCCGTATCTAACAGGCATTGCATAACATCTAGTAATATAATCTTCTCTAGTAATAGCTCTGTTTTGTGCAGCAAATGATGCTAATGCATTTTGTCGTATTTCTTCAACATTATCTTTTTGTAAACCTCCAACGGCCGAGCTCGGGTTGTTTACGGCAACCGAATTCTTAACAAATGTCAAATCTAAATTATTAAACTCTGTTAATGAATTATATGTAATATCATCAATTTGATTAAGTCTATTCGAACCTACATTATCCGTTACTCCGCCGCCGATTGTATACGTTACAGTTAATGTTTCATTGTTCGGAGCTAACCCATATGTACTAGTATATAAAAAGTTTGAAGGGTCGATATTGGAGTTTGTAGTACGTGATAGATAATCTAATCCTAGTCCTACATTTTTAGGATTTGGTATGATTTCTTCATCCGCATCTGAACTAACGCCTGACCCAAATTGTATTTCTGTACGTAAATCTTCTCTTATACGTGTTACAAATCTACGCGGCGTTTTACGTAATTTTAAAATATATGGAGATGAACTTCGGTATATAGCTAACTCTGGATCATTAAATGGCACATTTGCAATATCTTCGAATATAGTGTCTTGAGCTAAATAATTTACTTCATTCCATGTCGTGCCGGCATCGCTAGTAACACTTACAATATCTAATACATTTTCTTCAGGTAATGTTATCTTATCATACGGCTTAGGATCATTAAATGTATAAGTACGTGTTACAATTTCACCGGAAATAGCTTTGACTGTTTTCTTGTATAGATAATACTGCACATTACCGGTATCATCTATTTCATATACAGATACATTTACAGGGTCAAATGAACTAGATACAGTAAAATCTACAGGCGCTAATGTACGAAATGTTACATCATCCTCGCCAGAAACTAGCATGCCCGCTTGTATTGATAATGCATATCGTGTATCCGGACGGATATCTACACCGTTGCCTATAGCCGGTATTAGTTGAAATACATCTAAATCTACAATAGCTGGCGCATTTAATTTAGGCTTGTATCCAAATAATTGAGATAATTGTAATACATTGCCTTCTTCGCGTGCAGTGCGTAATAATGATTCTCTATACGAAACATCGGTATAATATGATAACACATCGCCGACATACGACGCCATTTCCAAAAACATCATACCAGGCGATGATTCGTTAAAATCATTGTACGTGTTAGGAAAATATTGTTTAGTAAAATTAATTAGATTTTGACGAAATTGTGCAAAATCTTTATTAAGATACTTTACATCCTTTTTAACTAAACTCATCAATATCCTCCAAATGTACCTACAGGCACTAACTCAACATCTGTATTTAATTTAGGTTCTGCTACACGTACAACATTTTCGCTAGCGAAGACATTAATAACAAGATTAGCGCCAGATTCTGTTACTCTAAATGCAATACGTAATTGTAATTCATTATATTCACTATACGTATCAATTGAATCAATGACTATATATGGTAGCCAAAAATTAATATCATCTATAATCGACTCTACTAGTTCATCTTTTGTAGTATCTGTAATTTGACGAAATAAAAACTCACGTATTCTTGTACCAAAGTTTGGTTGCATAAAACGCTCACCCTTTCCCGTTAGTAATAAATTTTTTAGATTGCTAATCGATTGTTCTTCTGTGGTGTATGATAAATTAAATACGCCAAATCCGCTATCAGACCCAGATGCGTAATTATTAGTATCGCCTTTACTATCTGCAGCTTTATTAAATGGCAATAATACGCCAACTGCTACATCAGGGCGTTCTTTAATAGGTGCATATTGATAGATAGTACGTGCCAATATTATTTACCTTTTTTCTTATTTATAGCTTTCATTAATGCAGAATAATCTTTAGTCATTGCATCTACAACTGTAGCTACATTTTCATCTGCCATGTTAACAGGCGCACCATTAATATCTGTCATAGGAGCAACTGTAGGCGTACTTGAAAACGCTTGTGCCATTTCAGATCTATAATTCATTGTTGCCCAATCATCTTTAGGCAATGCAGACGTTTCGTTTAATATATCATTTAACATATCATTTTTAACGTATTGTTTTTTAGCAACACGTTCGGCACTATTATGCATTGCAATGCCTTGATCTATAACTTGTTTATGAGGTTTAGATTCAGATAATAACGATTTCATTTCAGTGCGTACTGCGGTCTGAACCTCTTCTCTAATTAATTTGCGTAACAATTTGACAAAAGTTTTACTTTGCATAAGATTCCTTTTTTATAAATATGTTTATTGCTTTAGACTTGTCATTACTCGATCAATATCTGTTAGCTTAGTTTTTATTGTAGTTAGTTGTGTTGTAATACCCGATATAGCGCCGGCCTGTGCTGCTGTAGCTACTCCTAATGCTCCCGGAGCGACTGCTAGCGGTGCTGCGACTACTATTGCCGCAGCCGCTGTTTGCTGTGCTGCACCAAATGTTGCGACGGCCGTCGATAATGTATTAACTTGGCTAGTTAGTGATGTAACCTGAGTATGCAAATTTTTAAGTTCAGTATGCATATCTTCAACCATCGTGAAGAATGTATTCATATCAGTTGCCCAATCAGGTGTTGCAATTGAAACGGTTTCGTTCGCGGCTAAGATTATAGAATCTTGTTTACTATTTAGTACAATACGATCACTAGATAATATAATTTGGGGATTGCTAAATCTAGTACCCGATGTAATCTCCGGGCCTAGATTACGTTGCGCAGTTGCAAAATTAATTCTTTGTGATGTTGTTAAATAAATTAAACTTTGGTCGTTTCTAGGACTTTCGATAGTATAATCAAACCCCTCTACTGCATCACTTATGCCGGCAGTTAATGTTATAATCGGGTCGCCTATAGTATTACCTATCCATGGCGGAGTAAACGTATATACAGATCTACCAGCTGGTGTACGAGCTCTTTTATCAATTGTACTACCAAATCGTAATGAAGAACCAAACCGATCTTGATATATTATATCACCTTCGTACGGCTGTAATGGCTTAATATCTTTTTCTATAAAACTATAAGTACTAGGAACTTTAGCATTAGGTGTAACGTTAACACTATTGATAGTAGACCCTTGGGTTGATTTATCATGCAGCCATGGCAGCTGATTTATATTACGGCTCGACTGTACATTGATATTAGATATGTAATAAAATTGACGTGAACTTTGTGTAGTATCTAACCCATTTGGAAATTGAACTAAATAAACTAATTCTCCTATTAACGGTATAGCCGTGATATGCGGAAATAATGGTAATGCATATACTTCTCTAGTTAAGTCACCAGTGCTGGCTGCACCAATACGTACTAGTATTTCACCTGGCAAAGAGTTTCTGACTATACCATGTATTGAGTCATTTATTTCAACAGGCTGATATGCAACTGCATTATCTGTCGATAGAACCTGACCGTACAGCATTTGTAGTCTGCTCCTGTTGAATTGTTTTTACTTCTTGCTCAGCTTCTTCTAATAATCTAGCACGTTCTTCGTCAGATAATCCAAATTCACCTGACTCTTCTTTAGTACCAGCTGTTAATAACCTTTGTACAACCGATGCTAATTTTACTAATGCATCATCATTTTTAACTGAAACTTCTAGGTAATCTTTAATCAATGGTACAATTAAAGTAGCATCTGTTTGATTACGTACTAACGGCTCTAGTTTTTGTATTAAGCCGTCTATCTGTCTAGATTTCTTTTTTGAATTGTGATATACATCTTTCATTAAGTCTGAAAAAGATGTACCCTTAAATAGTTCAAAATCATTCGGATCCATTTAGAGCCTTTATTATAAATATGCTCTTTAGTTAATCCGCGCTACTCTACCCGATTGTTGATATACTAAAAACATTTTCATGAAATCACGTCTCATTACGTTTATTACTTTTGTAATATTCTGAGTCTTCAATCCGGTACGTTCTCGTATCATAATATATAAAGCCTTCTTGTTAAAGTCTTCTATATTTCTTCGTATTCTAAACAATTCTAATATAGCATCTGCGACGATGATATCTCGTTTGTTAGTAAATATATTATTAAGATTATCATCATACCAAGATGTCCATTGATCAATAAAATCTTTTAGCTGTTCTTGTTTTGAACTTAGTGCCATTTCCGATTCTAAATTTCGAGAGGCATCAATCTCAACAACCTCGGCCCGAGATTTCATCTTTTGATACGTTTGATTGTTTTGTATTATCAAATAATTTTTAGCTATTATAGAAAAGTATGAAAATGCCTTACCTTTGCCTTCCTGATATTTATGTATTTTTTCATTTAAGAAAGCAACGACTTCGCATTTTACATCTTCATATGGTACATCGAAATAACTAAATCTAAATGTATGATATATATTTTCTACAAGTTTATCAAAAGGCTTATGTATAAATTCTCTATACAGTTTGTTACGATTACGTTGATCATCTTCTTTATTGTAAGCGATAATCGCACGTTCCGTAACAATTGTAAAATACTGCTTTTGTTTAGGCTTTCGCCCACGCTTAGGCTTATCTATTTCATTTTCATATTTAGCTAGCCATGTATAAAATTCTTCAGTTGGGTTCATTCAAAGTTCCTATTCAACGCCTCTACAATATCTTGTATTTCTTTAAAAATAAATCCTGTCTCATCGTCAGATTTAAACGCACCTAATCTGTCAATACTCCGAATTTTGGAATTAGATTCGGACATTCGAGTTTTAAGCGTTTTAAAAAAATCATAAAGGTTAGTATTACTATCCTCTAACTCTTGTACATAATCTTCTAGTCTTTCTTGCCGGCGCAACTGAATTACATTCATAATACCGGATATTACTAGTAATGTACTTACTATAATTAGAATAATTTCAATCATTACCGAATAAATCTTCAAATAATTTATTTGCACTTATCGAGGGCTTATCAGCTCGAGGCTTTTTAGCTACATTCGGCTTATCCGAATCACGCCATACTTCATATTCGATACGTGCTGCAATATAATCAGCTTGATGTAAAATCATAGCCATATTATTATGAAATTTACTATCTGGTCCGCGGCTGATGTAATATGATTTATTTGCATCATCATATAATCCATCATGTATACGTATAGCCAGGTGTTCATTCCATGTAACTGGAATATCATAATTCTGCAAAAGCCACAAACTAAGATCAGGTACTAACGCAAACGGATTGTTTGGGTTAATTTTGTACATTTTACCTTGATTTTTACGATGCCACTCAGAATCATTAGGTATATATACCTGATTACCTTCGCCGGGAAACCCTAATTTACCTAAATCATGGTGCATGGCAGCAAAAAGAAGTTCTTCTAATGTAAATCCTTCTAAACTAGCACCTAATTCGCCCCAATTTGTATAAACTTTAGTTGTACAATCCATTACACGTAAAACATGGTCAATATATCCGCCATCAAATGCGTTATGATAATGGTTTACGCCGCTAGCTGGAGCCACTAATGCCCTATCTTCCAAGTCGTCGTACATACGCTGAATTTTAGCAGCGCGCTCTGGAAAATATTTGTCAATTCTTGTTCTAAACTCTTGCCAATTTTCGGCTATTTGTTCTGTCGATAAACTCATACCTTAATTATATAGATTTTTTTACAATAAATCAAATTATCGTAACTTTTTAAGTTGACGTTCCAATTTTCGCATCTTAACATGGCCCGATTTGATATCTTTTTTCCACCGAGCCTTTTTTATTTCACCTCGTGTAAACGCGATTTGCTGTAAAATCTTGTCTTTGAGCTCTGCTTTTTCTTTTTTAGACAATTTTTTACTTTGTTTCTTTTCTACAGTAGTAGGACTTAATGTACCTTTAAGATGCGTTTGTTCTACACCTTTATGAAATACATTGCCATTAGGATCTACAAATTCTTTCATAAACTGCCATCCACGTGGCCGGCCTTTAGAAACATATCCGCCGCCTATTACTGGCTCTGGTAGTGTTTTTTGTGTACATTCGCTACATAATATAGCTGCAGTATCTTTACCTACAATTTCCCAGTTATTGCATCGCTTAGCCTTTTTGAAAAATTGCCAAGACCAATGATTTGTGTCCTCTATACTATTGCGGCAAATCATATATACAATGCCGTTTCGCTTACGTGTTTTAAATTCGTGTTTTGTTTTTTTACGTGCCATAACTTTTATGTCCAATAACTGTTTCTATTATCAAGAGTTCGTTTTTTATCACGATATATATCCTCTTGTTTTTCTTGTTTTTCAATTTGTTCGTTTAGCCAATCTAAATCATTATCATCTAACGTATCGATAGCAGCATTTAATGCCATATCATGTGCATGATCTTCGTCCCATTCATCTTCACTATCCTCATCCGCAGGTTCTTCGGGCAAAGGCGGCCCGGCATTACTATCTTCATACATTTCTTGTTTATATCTAGTATATGCTTGTTTCAAATTATCATTAGGCTCATCATACTTAATCTTTAATTGCGCAAATGCAAAATTTGCAGCTATGACTAATGATATTGCTAATGGATCGAATACAAATATAATTACTAATAGTAACCAATTTATAATGGTATCCATACTTTTACCAGTTAAGTTAGATAAGTATTTTAATGGACCCAATTCTCCGGCAATATTTGCTTGATTTTTTATATCTAAAATTTCGGTATCATAATCAAACAATTGTTGATTAAGAGTATCAACTTTACTATTAAGTTCTGTTTGCCGTACAATTGCTTGGTCTAACTGTTTTTCTAACGCCCTGCGTGTACTGGAAGATGTAGTAGTAATTATTTCTCCAGTTTCTCTATCTCTATATTGTATTTTATTAGTTGATAATCCAGTACGTAAATCTTGTACTGCTCTATCGATAGATTCTTTTTCCGAATTATATCCATTTAACTGATTCTGAACATTATTTCGTCTAGTCTCTACCAATTCTATTTGTCTATCAACATTTTGATCTAAAGCGGCGGTTTCTTGATATGCAGCCGATAAAAAGCCATATATACCCATAGATGTAATTAATATCAATACAAAACATGCTACAGATAAATAATATTTTAATAGTCTAGGTAATGTCGTACGATACTGATATAGAAGTGATGCTATTACTAGTTTTGCAACTTCTAATGATGCAGCCATTATAATGACTGCAAATGCAGCACCGGCAAAAAGCTTACTTAAGCCGCTTACCGAATAAAATGCAGCAGAGGCAGAAACCGTCAATGCACTCGCTGCAATTAGATATGGTAATATTTTGTTTGACATTCATTAGCTCGAACTCACTCTATCTGTGATATATTGTAATTTTCTACGCATCTGCGTAAATCTAGATCTAGCTTCAACCGGATCAATTGGTAATTTACGTTCTACGGTTTGGTCTAATATCATAACCATATTATCTACTTCATCTAATAGTCGTAACACGTTTTCTTTATCTCTCATTTTATTAACTCTTTTGCATAAATATCACGATACTTGAATAATGCAAGCTCTTTGGCTTTGGCCTCGAGCATGACATCAATACGATGGCCATAACTATTGATATGATTGTATACATAATCGGAATGGGCCTGGACCTTGATCTTGGCAAATTCGTTGCGCATCTTATCGAAGGTAGGCCAATCGGCGATCTGGGACTCATCTATACCTTGCTTGGCACACATATCGCGAAGACGCTTGCCATACTCGTCGCGACGAGATTCGGAATAATGAGTACACTGCACAACGTCGCTAGGCCATGTAGTGCGAGCGAGCTCTAATGCCTCTTGCTCGGACAAATTGTCGGTATGAAATGTATGATGGAAATAGTCAAATGTAATTGGAATACCTATCTCGCTATAGAACAAGTCATATAATTGTTGCACGCTATACATGCTAGGCTTGTCGTCATTCTCAATAACAAGACGTGCCTTGCATGCATCGGATAGTCGATGCCAATTGGCTAACCAACGCTTGGCCGTAGCAGGTTTGTCACCGTACGCGCCACCGATGTGAATATTGATCTTGTTATATGGTGATGGGTCGAAGCCCATGAGGTCAAATAATTCGGAATGACGCTCAAGACCTATAATTGATCGATCGGCAACGTCTTGAGAAGGCGAACCTAGGACATGGAATGGACCTGGGTGTGTTGTAATACGATGGCCATGCTGCTTGGCATAGTCGCCGCATGTACGCAAAATGCTAGCTAACTCGTCATACTGAGGTAGCTCGGTAAGCTCAAACTGATCATGCCATGGTACCAATTCGGAACCTAACCGAAATAAACGAATACTATGCTCTTCGTTCCATCGTAGATAATGAAGTAAGTCGTTAGCATTGGTAACTGCTAATTCGCCAATACGATGAAGGTCCCATGTCGGTTGCCATGTAGCCTTGCGTACACTGCGGCTGGTAGTAACGCGGCCGCCATGGCGTTTAGGTCTGTTAGTCAATGTCATGTTAACACATGCATAGCCTACTTGAATATTATTGCTCATATTATAAAGATAAGAATACTATAACGTAATACCTAATTATTCATCAACTATTTCTGCATCAACTACACGTTCACAGAAATAATATTCATTATCTCGTTGTAATATCGTATCGGCATGAAAATGTTTTTTTAGCATGCCGAGGTCATGTTTTGGCTTAAGTGAAGACTTATTTATTTTACGTTTAAGAACGTATAATTTATCTTGATACTCAATGAATTCGTACTTAATCATAATGTATTAAACGTTCTTAAACTAAGTGTATATAGGTGATCTGCGGGCTAGCCTATATAACTAATTACTTGATCGTAACCTTAAATGGACGTTCTTCTTTTTTATAAGGGACTTCAATAACTAACAGTCCTTTATCTAATGACGCGATCGTTTTTTCGACATCAAACTTACTAGCTAATCGCCAGCCCAAATCGAAATTACGCTTCGCAATTCCTTTTTGTATATAATCTTCGTCTTCGCGTTTATCTTTACGATATGCAACACGTACGGTATCGCCTTGTGCTAACAGTTCAATATCATCTCGATCAGCACCGACGCATGCAATTTCAATTGAAAGACCTTCATCAGTTTCGCGAATATCGACAGGGTGATGAAGTTTTGTATTAAATGGTGAATGGAATTCAGGCTCCGTTTTAAACATATCTCGGAACAACAGATCAAATGGATGTAGTTCAAATCTACTCATAATTTTACCTCCTTAGATGGTTAATAATAAATTTCTGAAAAAGTGGCTAGCCCGCAGTACCAACCTTCTTATTCAATAATAAATATAATGAAAGTCTATTAAATAGACAAATTAATTTTCACAAATCGGATTAGCCATGCCAACTACTTTGTATACACGTAGATATCGCATATCATCCCACTCCGAGCTTACTCTAGGCTGTCTTACTAG